ATTCATCTTTGCATACCCTGCAGGACAAGTTCTCACTGAACTGTCTCCTCAAGGTGTCATCTGCCAACCGGGTACTCTTGCAGTAGCTCCTACAACTTGGTGATTTAAAGCAACGTCGTCCGTTCATTCGCTATTCGCAAATGGCGAACGCATGACACCTACTCATGGAACGGGGGGTAGGTACTTCAATCCTTATCATGACTAAAGTCGAATTGGATGCCCGTGTACGGGAGCAGAAAGCTGCTGAGAAGGAGCAGAAGCTGAAGTATCGCGGCGTTGCTTACACACCTAAAACTAAATAATTAAACGGAGTCAGGCACCTCAGAGTCGGACCTGGCTCCTATTGGCTTTGGCCTCTACGGAGATAACCTTAGCCATTGACAGTTCGGAGAGACGAACAAAAACAATAACTTGAATGCACATGAATTATCGTGTGAATTCCTAAGCGCTTAGGGAGAACGTATAAACATTTCTCTCTTTTACTATCGTGGCTAACACTACCCAAACTCTGATGGGTGCCATTAACAAAGTTAATGATGGCTCCTATGATTCTAAATATGCAACTTACCTGAAACTGTTTTCGGGTGAGATGATCAAGGCGTATGAAAGCGCCACTATTGCTAAGGACACTGTGCAGACCCGTACCCTGCGTAACGGTAAGTCTCTGCAGTTCATCTACACTGGCCGTATGCAAGCTGGTTACCACACCCCTGGTACTCCTATCCTGGGTTCTGGTGATCCTCCGGTGGCTGAAAAGACTATCGTCTGTGACGACCTTCTGATCAGCTCGGCTTTCGTGTATGATCTCGATGAGACCCTTGCACATTATAGTCTTCGTTCGGAAATCTCGGCTAAGATTGGCCATGCTTTGGCTGAAGCTTATGATAAGAAGATCTTCCGTATTATCGCTAAGGCTGCTCGTCAGGCTCATCCTATCACCGCTGCTCCTGGTCCTGAGCCCGGTGGTTCTGTGATCCAACTTGGTACTACCAACGAGTACAATGCTCAAGCTCTGGTCGATGCCTTCTTCGAAGCAGCTTCGATCCTGGATGAGAAGAATGTACCCAAGCAAGGTCGTCATGCTGTGCTGTCTCCTCGTCAGTACTATGCACTGATCAGCCAAGTGGATAGCAACATCCTGAACCGTGACTATGGTAACACCTCTGGTAACCTGCAGTCTGGTGAAGGTCTGTATGAAATCGCTGGTATCAGCATCAAGCGTTCTAACAACCTGCCTTTCCTGGCTGGTACTGTGAGCTCCGTTCCTGGTGAGAACAACGATTACTCTGGTGATTTTAGCACCCACTGTGGTCTGATCTACCAGCGTGATGCTGCTGGTGTGGTTGAAGCTATTGGTCCTCAAGTGCAAACCACTGGTTCTGATGTTCGTACCATGTACCAAGGCGACGTGGTTGTTGGTCGTCTGGCCATGGGTGCTGACTGGCTGAACCCTGCTGCTGCTATTGAGCTGCAGTCTGCTCGTTCCTGATAAAGAATAGGGAGGCAATTAAATGGCTATTACTCCTGGAACCTCTAAAGTTGTGAAGCTTCCTGCTACGCAAGTCTTTAGCTCCAGTGGTACCATTGCCTCCTACACTCTGAATCCCTGCTCTCCTCTTGAAGCAGGTCGTCAGGTTGTGGGCAATGGTGTGCTGGATCGTGCAACAAATGGCTCCTCCATTTCTGGAGCAACCGCTACGTAATCAACCCTAGGTTAAACAATGTCTATTATTTCGAACGGAAATATCGGTGCTGTGTATCAGCCCGATTATTTTGAAACGAGTCGAGTGCTTGCAGCTGATAGTGCTCTGACTACTACTGCTACTGCAGAGCCGACTTTTGCTTTCAATGTCGGTAAGAATGAGCGTGTGGTCTTCCGCTTCACGCTGTTCTATGATCAAGATAATGCAGGTGATGATCTGCAGTATACCATCAAGTCTACTAATGCTGCTGGTGATGCTGTTGCTCCTGCTTTCTATTCTGAGCATCTGAATGCTATTGTTCCTGGTGGTACTGCTTTCCTGGCAGTGACTACTACTCCGAACACTGAAGATACTCTGACTACTGCTGGTACTGGTCAAGGCATGGCTGTGATCCAAGGTGTGATCCTTGGCAATGCTAGCTCTGCTACTACTGTTAATCTGCTCCTTGCTAAGGAAGCTGATACTGCTGGTGCTACTACTGTTCAAGAAGGTTCTTTCCTTGAACTGCGGAGGTTCTGATCATGGCTAATATCGCTCAAGCTGCTGGTGGTAATGGTGTCAGCGGCACTGGTGCTCCTGGTGCTGTGACTGGCGCTTACGGTTCTACCTATGCAGATAACGGTGACCTGGCTGTGGCTGGCTCTAATGCTGTCCGTCGTTCGGTTTCCAAGACTGGTGGTGCTGTGTCTAAAGTGCTGTCCATTACTTCTGGTTTCCGTACCGCTTATGCTGGTGTGGAACTCGATAGCCCGGCTCTGGATGCTACTCGCACTGGTGCCTGATTAGTTTACTGTGGGAGATCCTTAGTGGTCTCCCTTTTTTTTATTTTACATATAACGCTATTGTTATTATGCCATTCTCTACCACTGGCTCTAAGACTGAGCTGCAAGCTGTCAATCAGATCCTGGCGTCAGTTGGTCAGGCTCCAGTTACTTCGATTGATACAGAAACGATTACCGATCAAAATGGTAATCCGGTTACCGTAGTAACCAACCCGGACGTTGCGATTGCTTACAGTACTCTTGAAGAAGTATCGCGTGAAGTACAAGCCGAGGGTTGGACGTTTAACAGAGAATTTAATGTCCAGTTCACCCCTGACACTAATGATGAGATCCTGTGGCCAAATAATGTAATTCAAATGGATCTATCTGATGATCCTAGATACGTCGCTTACCGAGAAAAGGATACAGTAAAGCGTAACGGTAAGTTGTATGACAGAATGAATCATACCTACACTTGGGAAGAGCCTATCTATTGTGATGTCATTTGGTTCTTCTCTTGGGATGACCTACCGTCTCCTATCCAAGATTACATCACCTGTAGGGCTGCTACAATCGTCTCCAGCAGGCTTGTAGGAGACCCTGGGCAGTACCAGATCCTCCAGCAGAAAGAAGCCTATGCACGGGCTATGGCGATGGAGTATGAATGCAATCAGGGAGACTACAGTATGTTTGGTTATCCTCGTGAAGGTACATACTATCAAAGCTATCAACCTTATAATACCCTGCAGAGATACTGATGGCAGCAGTTACACAAACTATTCCTACTTTCCTTGGTGGTGTTAGTAAACAGACTGACATTAAGAAACAACCTGGGCAAGTTGATGAAATCCTAAATGGCTACCCTGATCCTACATATGGTCTCCTTAAGAGGAATGGTAGCCAATTCCTAGACCTTATCACTGAGAGTACTCCTGGTGAATTTACTGATGGTCATTGGTTCACTGTTTCTAGGGATAACGATGAACGTTACATTGGTGTAATTACCAAGGCTGGTAACATCCGTATCTGGAATACTGTTCCTACTATTAGCAGCGGTGTGCTTAGTATCACTGAAGCTACCATTGCAAATAAGACTGATGCAGATGTTGTCTCTTATCTAACTCCACCTGCCACAACTAAAGGTGTTGATGACTTCCACACCTTTTCCTATCTAGATCAGGCTTACATCATCAATAAGAATAAGACTGTAACGATGGCTGCGAAGAGTGATTACTACCTCCGCACTAGAGCTACAGTTGTTATTGGTAGCATTGATTATGAAAGTATTTATAAGGTTGTCATCAACGGTACTCAGTATGACTTTACAACTGTCAGTGTAGATGATGCCACTACTCGCGGTTATCCAGTAACTGCTGATGAGATTCTTACTGGATTGAAAGCTGATATTGATGCAGCGCTTGGTCCTTCACCTGGTAACGACACCTTTACTGTTACCAAGTATTCCAATAGCTTGGAGATTGAGATCAAAGATGGTCAGACTCCATTCACTATTGAAGTAGCTGGTGGTATTCAAGGTGTCTCCCTTACTTGTTATCAAGATGATGTAGTTAGTTCTGCTCGTCTTGCCGCATATACTAAACCTGGTAGACGTGTTAAGATTACCAATAGCATTGATGAACGAGCTTCTTATTATGTGAAGTTTGCCTCTACTGGTAATGCTCCTGGTGGTACATCTGCTGTTAATGAAGGTTCTGGTTTCTGGGAAGAGGCTAGAGGCTGGGACATTGATGTAGATGCTAACGGAGACCCAATCGCTACTGGCGGTAAGTACATTGCTAAGCTTGCATCTAGTGGGTTCACTGCAACCACTATGCCTTATAAGCTAGTCAGTACTGGTACTAATGCATTCTCCATTTCTAAAGAGACCTGGGCTTCACGCTTTACAGGTAATGACTATGGTAATCCTGTACCTTCATTCGTAGGTAAAGAGATTAAGTTCGGTCTTGTCTATAGCAATCGCCTTGTCTTCCTAACTCAGGATACAATTGCGATGAG